TTATGCAGGTCGTAAAGTAAACATAAAAATAAAGATAGATGCCATTAACAAGCCCACAGAAACAAGTAGTAGAGTCGACAGCTAGATTTAAAGTATTAGTAACAGGGCGAAGATTTGGTAAGACCCATTTAGCTATACGAGAGTTAATTAAAAACGCTTCACTACCCAATAAAAAGGTGTGGTTTGTGTGTCCTAGTTATAGACAGGCTAAACAAGTATGCTGGTCAGGTTTAAAAGAACGCCTTAAAGATTTAAAATGGATTAAAAAGACTAACGAAAGCGATTTATCTATTACATTGGTAAATGGCTCGGTGATTGCTTTGAGAGGTGCTGACCGATCTTATGATTCACTTAGAGGCGTTGGACTAGATTATTTAGTTATGGACGAGTTCGCTGATATATCCAGCGAGGCTTGGTATGAAGTATTAAGAGCAACTTTATCAGATCGTAAGGGCGGTGCTATGTTTACTGGCACACCTAGAGGTTATGGCAACTGGGCTTATGACCTTTATATGAAAGGTAAAGAAGATAAAGATTGGAAGAGCTTTCAGTTTACGACATTAGATGGCGGACAGGTAGATAACAAAGAAGTTGAAGCCGCAAAGAACGATTTAGATGAACGAACATTCAGGCAGGAATACTTAGCGACCTTTGAAACATATTCAGGTGCTATTTATTATAACTTTGACAGAGAGCTTAATGTTAAATCATTAGAAGATAATAACACAACCTTGCATATTGGAATGGATTTTAACATCGATCCAATGAGTGCGGCTGTGTTTCAGATACAAAACAATATTATTAATTTTATAGATGAAGTTATAATCTATTCATCTAACACAGAAGAATTAGTTAAGGAAATACAAACACGATATCCTGACAGATCAATCATTGTATATCCTGATCCTGCCTGTAGACAGCGCAAGACTTCAGCAGGTGGTAAGACTGATTTAAACATATTACAAAATGCAGGATTAACAGTAAGAGTTAAGAATGTTCACCCTCAGATTAGGGATAGAATCAATGCTGTAAATTCACGATTAAAGAATACAAACGATCAGAGAATGATGTTTATAGACCCCAAGTGTAAGAACATTATCAGAGGATTGGAAAGACACCTTTATAAAGAGGGAACTACGCAACCTGACAAGGATAGCGGTTTTGATCATATGAACGATGCCATCGGTTATGCGGTAGATTATCTGTTCCCTATAAGGAAAAATTATATAAAAGAATTACCTACAAGATGGAGTGTTAAATAATGTACATAATGACCGAAAATATGGAGTCGTTAATTCGAGACAAAGAGTTCTTGGAAAACCGACACGATAACTATGATCTAATGATCCCTAGATGGAATTTTTATTTAAGATCATACTTAGGCGGAGAAGAATATCGTGCTGGTGGCTTCTTACACGAATACGCATTGGAACTAGATTTAGAATATCAAAACAGAATTAATTATACGCCAATAGATAACCATTGTCGTAATATCATAAGTATTTACTCAAGTTTTTTGTTTAGAGTACCACCAACTAGAAACTATGGTGTGATCGAGAACGAGCCTAGTTTAGAATCATTCTTAGCTGATGCTGACTTAGACGGACAGAACTTTAATGCGTTTATGAAGAACGCACAAACATACGCAGGTGTTTATGGCAATGTATGGATATTTGTTGATAAACCTGAAAGCAACGCACAGACTAGAGCAGAAGAATTAGGTCAAGATATTAGACCTTATTTAACGATGGTTACACCTGATAATGTTATGGACTGGCATTATATGAGAGCCGCAAGTGGTCGCTATGTGTTGGATTACTTAAAAGTTAGAGAAGAAGTAACCTCAGACGGATCATATTTTAGAATATGGACTCCGCAAGATATATCTTATGTGTTTGTACCTGAAAGAGGTAAAGTAAAAGTTATTGAGGTAAAACCTAACCAATTAGGCACGATACCTGCTATTTGTTTGTATAATAAAAGATCGCCAAGACAAGGTGTTGGTATTAGTGATTTGACAGATGTGGCATTATTGCAACAGTCTATTTACAACGAGTTATCTGAAATGGAACAGTTGATAAGATTATCCAACCACCCTAGTCTAGTTAAAACACAAGGTGTTGAGGCTAGTGCTGGTGCTGGTGCAATCGTATCTATGCCTGATGATTTAGACAGTGGATTGAAGCCTTATTTATTGCAACCGAGTGGCTCTAATTTAAGTGAGATTAGATCATCTATTGAACAGAAAATAGAAATGATAGATAGAGCAACACATATGTCAGGGGTAAGACAAACTAAAACTCAAGTACAGTCAGGCATTGCGCTACAGACAGAGTTTGAAAACCTTAATTCAACATTGAGTGAAAAAGCTGACTTATTAGAAAATGCAGAAGAGCATATATGGTCTTTATTTGCTAGATGGCAAGGTAAGACATTTGACGGAGAAATAGACTACCCTGATAGCTTTAATCTAAGAGATTATGCTTCTGATCTACAATACTTACAACAAGCTAAAGCAAGTGGCGTAAGATCAAGCACATTCCAAAAAGAAATTGATAAACAGATTGTTGATGCAGTTATTGATGATGATGCAGTTATTAGTTCTATTAATGACGAAATTGAAGCACAAACAGAAGTAGGAGTATTTGAAACAGCACAGACTGAAGCTGAAGTGAGTGAAGAATGAGAAGTGTAGTTATTATAGTTATACTACTTGCTATAGTATTGTGGTCTTGGTCTGCTTTAATGGATAGTGCTATGGCTGATGTTACATCAAGTGGCTCGACTACCAATGATCAAGTTAATTCAACAGGATCTAATACTGCAATCACAGGTGGTTATAGCTCAACTGCAACGACCAACTATCAAGACGGAAGTTCAAGTAACACTACAACTAACAATACCACTAACGCATATCAAGGTGATTCTAGAGTAGTACCAAGTGCTTCTGCGCCAAGTATAAGTGCAATGAGCCAAGACCTTTGTACTGTCGGTATATCTGCTGGTGGTCAATCTTTTTCATTTGGTGCAAGTGTCGGAATGACAAAAAGAGATATGAATTGTGAAAGATTAAAACTTGCTAAGAGTTTACACGATATGGGAATGAAAGTTGCCGCTATTGGTATTATGTGTCAAGACTCTAGGGTTTTTAGTGCAATGTCTATGGCTGGTACTTACTGTCCTTACAATGGCAAGATCGGACTTGAGGCTAAAGCTGAATGGGAGAAATATGGTAAGTTAAGACCTGACTATGAGGAGTATGTAAAAACACTTCGCATCACAGAGCAAATAGACAATAAAATTTTAAAGGATATGAATGGGGAAGATCAAAATATTAATTATAGTGGGGGTACTGTTAAGCTCGGTAGCGAGTAAAGCTGAGACTATTTGTTTGCAAGATGTTCCCAATATTGGTGATCAGACCTGCACAACGACTTACAGCACAGGAACTACAACTACTACAAGTAATTTAATATCGCAGACTTTTAATGATGGTACTTGGAATGGAACGATGTTTCCTGACAGTTCAGATTTAAATGAATCAACCTATTTAACAGGTAAAGATGGTAAGTATGCTGAGACAACTCTTAACAGCATAGACCTAATGACTCAAGATGAATTGAGACAAGGCTTTACAAGTAATTTTAACGCTGACATACGCTGGTGGAATAAGTGGAACTCAACAGTTACTATGAGCCAAACAGCGGTAAGTGGTAATGGAGACACGACTACACAAACATTATTATTGACTGATACGACTAATGCTAATTATCAGTTTAATAATTATGGCAATACACTGATTGTTTCACCCAATGCTGAGTACACACACGGAACACTGACTGCAAGGTTTGATTTTGATATTGATAATGCCGCAGGTAATTGGAATGGTGGACACAGTGGGGTTGATATTACCGATCCTACACTTAATTTGCTTTACACAACACTAACTCAAGCAAGTAATACTGTAGTTAAGTTTTGTTGGGAGTTTACACCTAGCACCTGTCCTGAAGCAGTTAATGAAATAGTAGATACGATTGGTGATATAGAAACTGATTTAGAAAACATATTTGTAGATATAGAAGCACCTGAGATTGATTTACCTGTAATAACCTATGTGCCTGAGACTATTGAGATAGACGAGCCTGAGATTGAAATAGAAATAATAAGTATTGAAGCAGTTGATATGATCCCTGATATGGAGACAGTTGAAATATTATCTATACCAGTTGAAATGTCTATGATTGATGATGCACCTATAGAAGAATTTACTACGGAAGAAATATTAGATGCATACGATATTGAGCCAGTTATGGAAACACAACCTGAAATTGAATCCACAACTGAAACCATTATTATTGAGGAGAATGTTAATGAAGTTCCTGAAGAAGAAATTGCTATGGTTGAAGAACCTATGGAAGAGCCTATTGCAGAAGAATCTATGTCTGTGCAAGAAGAATCCATTGTGCCTGTGCAAGAAACAACCGAAGAAGTTATTGAAGAAGAAAGTATTGAAGAAGAAATTACCCAAGAAGAGATACAAGAAGAAAGCAGTGGGGTGGAAGAAGAGGTAGAAGTTGTCGAAGAAGAAGAATCCAGTAGCGAAGATGTTGTTGCAGACGAATCAATACAGGAAACAGACGATACCCAACAAGAAGAGAATGTCGAGACAGAAACTCAAGAAGATAACTCTGTCGATGTAAAGATTGCAAAGATTGAGAAGTACATAGAAAGCAATGTCAAAAATGCTGTACAAAAAGCAGAAGCAACATTGACTGTGGTGAGTGAGTTAGTCAGTAGAGAGATGAAAGCTAATCAAGTTGATATATCTAGTTATGATAATATTAATCAAGCTATCTTTGATAATAGACAGCTTCCTGATGGTAATGCAGACTTCTTTAATCAAGTAGCTTTAGTTGGTTACGATAAAACTATTTATACTAATCAAGTTTCATTAAGTGTTACTGATCCAGTTGTAGAACATACAATAAAATTAAATGATGCTCGTATTGAAACTAATAAGAAATTTAATGAACTGAGGGAGTTAATTAATGAACGAAATAATATCTAAACTTAGTGGTTATGCGGCATTGGTCGGAGTTATAGGTGCTATCGGTGGTGGCTTTATGGCTTGGGGTGAGTTTAATAACCGCATTGCACAACTAGAAGATAAAGAATATGTTGTTAATCAGGAAGTAGATTTAACTGATATAAACAAGGAAATAGAAAGATTAAAAGCAGATATCAAGATTAATAGTAAAGCGCTAGAATATCTTGATAGTAAATTTGAGGAATTAAAAGTATCGACTAATAATCCATTGTTACAATAGGGGGGAATATGCAGTGTAAAAATTGTTTGCACGAATGTCATTGTGGAAACAATGGTGTGTGTGTAACTTGTAAATGTGCTAATTGTGAACATAATGCTCTTGATGAGTTTTGGGAACGACTAGAAGAAAATGCAGGAATTATTATGAACTTATCTAAACATAGAGATTAATGGATAAAATAGAAGAATTAGCACAGTTAAGAGAAGACCTTGTTGATGATATTGAGGTATTACATACACAAAGACTAAACAACGCACTTGAAAATTTAGAAAGAGAAGTTGTAAAAATAGCTAATGATTTACCAACAAGGCAAGGTAAGTTATTTGAAGCAAGGTTAGCAGTAGAGATTAGACCACAATTAAAAGCGGCAATAGATAAACATTATACATTATGGGCTGATGGTACTGTAAGAGAATACGATAGAGTTGCTAAACAGGTAGTAGAAAATATGAAAGTGTTACCGATACCTGCAAAGTTTAAAACTTTAACTGAATTAGATATTGAGACTATAACTAACTTAAAACGAGTGAAGTTCACTGGGTTTTTAAATATCGGTGCTGAGACTGTAAACGCATTAGCTGATGAAGTTTATTCCTCGACAATAACAGGCAAATCAATTAATGATACTGTTAAGACACTACAGCAAAGAATAAATGGCGTATATATTAAAGCTGATGTCGATGAGATTAATGAATTAGTAGAGTTTGTCGCTTCTACTACAGATGAAGTTGAAAAAGCTAAAGCGATACAACGACTGCATACTTTTTATGGTGCAGATCGTGTTGGAAATAATATGAGAAGATACGCAAAGCAATTAGCTCACGATAGTTTAATGGAATTTGA